GCCGCGGTAAAATGATGAACGCCTTTGTAGTTTCAGCGGTTCCGGTCGTTCCGGTTAACATTGGAGAAGGCGACAAAGCACGCGTTCAGCGTATTATAATTAAATTATTTGACGCTATCGTAAGCGACGGACACCCACAAGTAAGAAGCGCCGGCGTAACTTTGGGCGGCTACGTAGCCAGTGGATACATTGACCAAAGCGAAAGCGAAGAATTTATTTACAGTTTAATTCAAAATAATAGCTACCTTCGAAAAGGAATTTCAGGCTATCAAAAGACCGCCAAAACGGCTATTCAGACCGGTACACTATCACAATTAACACTATCTTAAACAATGGAGAATAAAGAAGTAACAGTTGACGACTTTATAAAAGACGAATTAATTCAAGACAAAAAATATACAGAATTCGACGAAGCGCCGGAAATTCAAGAAGCGCGAAACCTACAGGAAAAAGACGCTTGGCGCGAAATTTACAGCTTTGCACACGCAATAAATAAAGCTGGCCGCGCGTTTACCGATACCGATATAAAACATCAATGCGAACGCTTTTATTTGAGCGTGGAAAAGGTGCAAAAAGTATTCAAGAAGGTATTCGAAGCAAACGCTGACGAATTCGCAATTGAAGACAAACCCGAAATATTTAAGGTCGAAAATTTTCTTCGTAAAAATTGGGATTTTGCGCGTAACGAAGTAACCCTTCGAAGCGAATACAAGCCTAAAAATTCAATGATAGACTACGAATGTCTTAATGTCGATTCGCTTTACCGTAAACTTCAGCACGTCCGATTCAACTTTTCAATTGATAAAGTTAAGTCTTTGCTTCGTTCTGACTTCGTTAAGTCTTACAATCCATTCGTTGACTACTTCGACGCCTTGGAGCCGTGGAACCGCGAAGTTGACCATATCGGAAATTTAGCGAATTACATAACAGCGACAGACCAAAATTTTCACGTTACCCAATTCAGAAAAATGCTCGTTCGTTGTATCGGTTGCGCGCTTTACGGCGTCGAAAATCGTTTCGTTTATGTATTCGTAGGCGAAAAACAGGAAAAAGGAAAATCGACTTTTATACGCTTTTTGAACCCGTTCGGCCGCAAGTATTACACCGAAGCGCCTATTCGAGACAATAAAGATACTTATTTCAGCTTCGCCGAAAACTTCATTTACAACCTTGAAGAACTAGCTTCGCTTTCAAATATCGAAGTTAATCACTTGAAAAGTATTATTTCAATGACCACGATAAAAGAACGCAAGGCCTACGCCGTAGACGCTGAAGAAGCGCCAAGGCGAACGAACTTCTTCGGGTCGACAAATAAGAACGAATTCTTAACAGATACCGAAAATACGCGCTGGCTTTGCGTCAACGTCGAAGACATCAATTGGAACTATAAGCAAGAAGTCGACATTCACGCCGTTTGGGCGCAAGCCTACGCGCTTTACCATTCCGACGACTATAACCAGCAATTAACCAGCGAAGAAATGAGCGTTCGCGATAAAATGAACAAGAACTTCGAAATTTCCGACCTTGAAAAAGACCTTATAAAACAATGCTTTGAACTAAGCGACGAAAAAGGTAGTTTTTACAGTTTACCGGATATTATAATAGTTTTATCGGATAAATTTCAAGGTAAGCCGCTAAATTCGCGCTTCGTCGGTAAATCTATGGCTCAATTGGGGTTTATTGCTGGAATTCAGCGCGTGAATGGCCACAAAACGCGCGGCTATTGGGTCAACTTACGCACGACGTCACAATATACCGGCGACGAAGAAAAAGCGCCTTACAAGAAGCCGGAGACGGTCGAAATAAAACAAAAACAGTTTCCGTTTTAAAAAGCGGAACAACAGCGGAACAAAGTGGAACATTAGATTTTTTTTAATGTTCCAGCCTTAAGGCCTATTAACAGCGGCTTCGCGTGGGGTGGAACATTGGAACAGTAAAAAATGAACATTTACCCAATATACAGTATAATATATAATTCTATAAAATGTTGAGAATTCAATGTTCCTATTGTTCCACTTGTTGCCAAGCCTTACTATCAAAGGCGTAAGGGTGGAACATTAGCTTTTTTTTTGATGTTCCAAAAGCGGTCTTGTTGTTCCACTTTGTTACAATTGTAACAAAAGGCGTTTAAATTTAAAGAAAAATAACAATAACTAAAAAAATATAACAAAATGTTAAATAATCACAAAGAAGAACAAAACCCAAAATTGAACAGTTCGTTTGGTGGTGCCGTGGGGGTCGACGTGCCGGAGCAAACAGAAGGCCGTATTCAAGCCGATTGCTTTCAATGGTTCAATAATACTTTTCCGGCTTTGCGTGGTCTTATGTATCACGTAAATAACGGCGGCAAAATGACCGGAGCAAAAGGAAACCAATTAAAAGCTATGGGCGTAGTCGCTGGAATTCCTGATTTAGAATTTCACTTTTGGAAAAGAACGTTTTTCTTGGAATGTAAAACGCCAAAAGGAACAGTTTCGAAAGACCAAAAAAACATTCACACTATTTTAGACGAACACGGTTTTAGGGTCTTCGTTTTTCGTTCGCTTAAAGAGTTCCAAGACATTGTTTTTGCAATTATAGAAGACAAGTCGCCGATATACAAACGAGGTCTTAAAAGGTCTGAATTCGAATATAAGAATAAAGTATTTACTTATATTTACAATTTAGAAGCTGGCAAGGTTCAAAACTTGGCCGAAATTGTAGACCCTGAAAATATGGAACGCTTCAAAGGCTTAGTTATTGAATTCTTAACCGAAGGGTTCGACAGGCTGGAAGGGTTCGAAATTTTGTTTACGCCGGACTATTTAGGATTTTATAAAAAGGAACTAGAGAACGAAACCGAAGTATTTTATAACGGTTCAAATAATATTAAAGCCGAATAATGGAAAAGAAACCAAAACACAAGCCGACGAACCCGACCAAGACAGCCGTTAAAAAGGCCGACCGGTTGGCAGTTCGTGACGCTTCGCTTATGCCTTTTGAAGTAGCAAAAGAACAGACAGAAAACAAGCCAGCGACGCACAAAAAAACCGCATTATCAAAACAACAGGATTTTATTAAATTGATATTCGAAAAAAACCCTGTCGGACGTCCTAGGCTTTACGCTTCAGTTGAAGGCCTACAAGCCGAAATAACAGCCTATTTCGTTTACTGTTATGAATTCGGTATAAAATTGACTATCAGCGGTTTAATTTTATATTGTGGTTTTTCAGACAGAAAAAGTTTTTACGAATATGAACAAAAGGCCGAATTTACTCACATAATCAAGAAGGCGCGCGCTATTATAACGCTACATTATGAAGGCCTATTAACCGAAGCGTTCCCACAAGGCGCCGTTTTCGCGCTCAAAAATCTAGGCTGGAACGCTGAAGAAAAGACCGAAACGACAGTTAAAACAGCAACTTCTTTTTATATAGGCGGCGACGCCGAAATTATTGACTATGACGAACCCGAATAACAACCGCGTCGGCCTGACGTTTAACCCTAAATTATTCAACCCTAATTTTCATCATATAGAACGCGAATTTTGTAACCAGCAAAGGCGTTTTATATGGTGTTACGGCGGTTCTAGTTCGGCCAAGACTTACAGCGTAAGCCAAGCCGTTTTAATTATTGGTTCGTTGATTGAGGGAAGCGATTCGCTTGTTTTTCGTAAGGTAAGCGCGACGCTTGAAAGTACCATTTTCAAAGACTTTACCGGTATTATTAAAGCGCTGAAGCTGGACGCCTTTTTTAAAGTGAACTATAGAAAAATAACTTGTATTAACGGCGCCGTTATTGACTTCAAAGGTTTAGACGACAATCAGAAAATTAAAGGAATTTCAGGCTATAAGCGCGTTATTTTAGACGAAATTTCTGAAATGGAGTTCGCCGATTTTAAACAGATTCGTAAGCGTTTGAGGGGTCGCGTCGGCCAGCAAATTGTTTGTATGTTTAACCCTATAGACGAAGAACATTGGATTAAAAAAGAAGTCTTTGACAAGCAAGAAAAGCGCGTTTTGCCGAACAGTTTAGTCGACCCGAACGGCGTCTTGAAACTGAACGTTTCGCCGATATTTACCGAAGTAGCGGAAAAGTGGGAAGGCGCGCCGCTGGCGATTAAGGGCGTCGAAATGCCTTCTAATATTGTCGTAATGAAGTCTAATTATAAAAATAACTTTTGGGTCGTTGGGTCGCCTTGCAAGACCTTTGGCTTCGAAGACGTTCAAACGCTTTTAGATTTCGATTATGACCGCGTGAACGATTGGGATTTCTACAATATTTACGGCCTTGGTAATTGGGGTAAATTGAACAAAGGCGGCGAAATGTATAAGAATTTTGACGTCAAAAGGCACGTTAAGCCGCTACTTTATGACCCTGAACGCTCGCTACATTTGACCTTTGACGAAAATGTTAATCCATTTATGACGCTAGACATATTTCAAGCTGAAGGCCTGAAAGCGTGGCAAATAGACGAAATATGTCTTGAAGACCCACGTAACACGCTAAAACACACTATTGACGAATTCGCCAGCCGATACGACCCGAACGGAATGACGCTGTTTATTTACGGCGACGCGACCAGCCGAAAGCAAGACGTCAAGCTAGAAAAAGGCGTTAACTTCTTCGTATTAATCGAAAACGCGCTTCAGGAAAAAGGCTATAATATAGTTCGCCGCGTGCCTTCTAAGAACCCGAACGTCGAACTTCGATGTAATTGGTTTAATGCGGTTCTTAATGGCTTAGACGGTATCGAAGTCAGTTTTGGCGACCATTGCACCAAGACAATAGGCGACTATAAATATTTAAAACAGGCTTCAGACGGTGGCAAGCACAAAGAAAAAGAAAAGAACAGCGTGACGGGCGTAGTCTTCGAAAAATACGGCCACAATACCGACGCGAACGACTACTTCTTTACGTATTACTTCGCTTCAAGCTTCGACGCCTTCGGTTCGTCTCGAACGGTCGCAAAGGCTATTATTCGAAATAGGTCGCCGAAGGGCGTTTATTAAGAAAAAACACTATATTTGAATTCAATTAATTAAATAATAACAAAATGAAAAAATTAACGTTTAAGGTCGTTTGTACTGACGTCGACCATTTAGAAGCCGGAATTTATACAGCTTCATTCGTACCAGCTGACGCAAAGGTAAAAACCTTTTTAAAGGACACTTTTCGAATTGAAGTCTTTACAGATACATTCGAAGCTGAAGAAACCGAAGAAGGCGCGCCGGTCGTTGTTGGCGAGTTGTACGATATGACCATAACAAAAGAGAAAGCAAAAGCCGAAGACCTTACAGAAGAACAGGCCGCCGAACTAGCTGAAGCAAAAGCCAAGAAGGCCGCGAACGATAAAGCTTCGAAGGCTAAGAAGAAGGCCGAAGCTGAAGCCGACAAAGGCGCGACGCCAAACGTTTAGATTATAGCTATAAAATTAGACGCCTTGCGATATGTAAGGCGTTTTTTTTGTTTATATTTGGCAAAACATTAATTATTATGGCTTTTCTTATAAAACGCGATTATTTTCTTCTAATAGACGAAGAAGACCTTGACGTAGTTAGTTTTTCAAGTAACGAAGGCGTGACCGCCGACGCTATCATTGAAGAAACTGAAGCAAACGTAGTTCAAGAAATTTCTTCTTACTTGTCAGGTCGTTATGACGTGGCGAAAATATTTTTTCCTGTTAACGAATATTTGAACGGCGAGACCTTCAAGGCTGGCGACTTCATTTATTTGAACGCGCCGAAGCTTCAGGCCGACGACTTCGCTGTTAACGAATTAGCGACGCACGCCGACGGTCTTGTTTATCGTTGTACTACAGCCGGAACACTACAGACAGCCGAATTTTTAGCTATTGGAACCGCTGGCCGCTATTATACCGCTTTAGTCGACACGAACGCCGAAGACTTGTTTTCTGACGTCGCCAAGTTCGAAACCGGCGAAAAGCGTAACGCGTTAATGAAGCGCCACGTCGTAAATATTGCATTGTACGAACTTCATTCGCGTATCAATCCGCGTAATATACCGGAATTCAGGATACAAAGGCGCGACGATTCCGTTTCGTGGCTTAAATTGGTACAAAATCCACGTAATAACGTAGACGCTGACTTTTTGCCGAAACGCGACCTTGGACTTCAAAAAGGTAACGACATATCTTGGAACTCAAAAAAGAAACTTAGCCACGACTATTAAACCATATAAAAATGAGAATATTAAATTACGAAATAAACGCTTCGGGCGTCGTTAACGTCACAAAAGAAGCCGCAAGGCAAGAAGCGGCGTTAAACAATAAACAAGCGCGCAAAGCGGCCACGATTCGTGAAAAAATCTATAGAACAGCTTTAATGCGTTCGCGCGCTGGGGTTCTTGAATGGCAAGCGGCGACCCAACAGGCCGAAAGTATCATTTTACCGAATAATACGGAACTTATTCGCGTTTATAAAAGCATTGACGTAGACCTTCATTTATTTGCTTTAATGCAAACGATTCGAATTAAAGTAATAGCGAATAACTTCTTTATCTATAACGCTGACGGCGAAGTTAACCAAGAAGCGACCGATTTATTCAAAAAGAAATGGTTCCGTAAGACTGTAAAGCATATAGTCGATTCGGAATTCTACGGCTTTAGTTTAATACAGCTTTTAGACATAAAAGACGGTATTTTTTCGGACGCCGAACTTGTGCCGCGCGAATACGTTATTCAACAGCGCCAAGGCGTTAAAACCTCGTTAACCAATACAAGCGAATTGATACCATTTAACGCGCCGGAGTACTTAAATTGGGTCATTCCTGTAGGAGAACCCGACAATTTGGGTCTATTGCATAAAGCCGCGCCGCTTGTGATTAAGAAAAAAGAAGTCATAAGCGCGTGGTCTGAAAGCGCCGAAATTTTCGGTATGCCTTTGCGCGTTGGTCGCACGAACATAAACGACCCTGTTAAGCGTGCAAATATGGAAGATATGCTTGACAATATCGGCGCGGCTGGCTGGGCGGTAATTCACGAGGACGACGTAGTTGAATTCGTCGAAACGTCGAAGACCGATTTTTATAAGATATACCAAGAATTCATTCAAACGACGAATTCAGAACTTTCGAAGGGGTTTTTGCTTCAGACCGGAACAACAGACGAAAAAGCCTTCAGCGGTTCGGCTGGCGTTCACGAAAATTTACTTAAGTCATTAATCGAAGCTTATATAGTTTTAGTCGAAGAAACGGTTAACGAAGCGATTATTCCAGCCTGTCAGCGTTTAAGCCTTATTCCTGTCGGTTGTTACTTCCAAAGCGATAACGAACAGAAACTTAGCCTTGAAGAAATGGTTAAAATCGTAAGCGAATTGCTTAAATATAAGGACGTACCGAACGACTTTATTCTTGAAACTTTCGGCGTGCCGACTGAAGACAAAATTATTGAAGAAATAGCGAACCCGAACGCGGCGCCTTCTTCAGTAATGCAAAGCGTCAAAAATATGTATTCTAACGTATTAAAAACTTGTGAACATTGAACGAATTAAGCTATACAGACAAAGAAATTGAAGACATAATAAACCGCGTTTACGGGGGTTCGGTTTCGCGCGACGTCTTGCCTGTCGAACTATATAACGACGTAAAGAACCGCTTGAATAAGGCGGTTTTTGAAGGCTTCGGCGGTTCGTATGCTCAATTTGACACGTCAACGACTGAAGGCCTGATTATGGCCGGTTTTGAAAAGAATATAGCCGTATTTTCAGGCGCGAAGACATTCCAGCAAGTTAACGATATGAGTAATATTCTTTATTCAGGGGTTAACGGTTCAAAGATTCCATTCAATGAATTTAAAGCACACGCGAACGAAATATTCGACACTTATAACAATAATTGGCTAAAAACCGAATATAATACAGCTTTAAGCCAAGCGTCGGCCGGTCGTCAATGGTCAGACATAGAAGCGCAAAAGGACATTTTGCCATTAATAAAATATTTAACTGTAGGCGACGGCCGCGTTCGCGACAAACATATTCCATTGGACGGCGTCGTTTATCCTGTAGAACACCCGTTTTGGAACGAAAATTTTCCGGCTAACGATTGGAATTGCCGTTGCATTACTGAACAGCTTATGGAAGGCGAAGAACCGACGACAGACGAAAATAAAACTTTTCCTGAAAACCCTGAATTATTCAGAATGAACGCCGGAAAAGACAAGATTATTTTTCGCGAAGACGTACACCCTTATTTAAAAGTTTCGGAGCGTTACCAAGTAGCGCTTCAAAATAATTTCGACTTGCCTTTTGTTCCTGAAGTAAAAGTTAAGGTTCCACGGGCGCCACGGGTGCCAAAACTGCCAAAGGCGCCGAAGGTTCCGGCGGTTCCCGAAGCGGTTCCGGTCGTAGAACAGACAGCACAACAGGCCGCCGAAAGAATTAAAAACTTGCCGCTTGTCAAAGAAGCCGCGGCTTTAGACGTAGAACTTGCCGCTGGAAAAGAAGCCAGCGCGGCCGAATTACGCGCTATAAATTTAATTAACTACAGAACAGACCCGACGGAATATAGTAGGCGCGTAAACGCTTGGAACGCTGACCTTCGCGCGCGTAAAAAATTAGTTTCAAGAAAAAAGTTGCTATTGAAAAAGGCCGAAACTGACATTATTGACATTCTAAAAGTCGAAGACCATTTTGAAGAACTTAATTTCGTATCTTTAGCTAACTCGCTGGAAAAAAAGCCTAAGCTTATACAAACGCTCGACAAGTTTAAAACTTTCTTTTCGAAGAAATGGCAACCGGAGAACTTAAGCGTTAACATTTACGTTAAGCCGCGCGTTCGTGCCAATTTTATAGGCGGCCGCTATAACCGCGTGACGCTTTCGCCTACGGACGGAACCGAAACAATACTTCACGAGTTAGGCCACTTTTTAGAACACGACAGGCCGGAACTTCATAGTCAAATAATGGAGTTCTACAACAAGCGAACCGTCGGCGACAAGCTGGAACGCCTTCGCGACGTGACAGGAAATAAAGGCTACGAACTAAGAGAAATAACCAAAAAAGACAATTTCGTTGACCCTTATATTGGTCGTTTTTATAACGAAGCCGGAGCGTCTGAAGTCTTGACTATGTGGTTTACTGAAGTATTCAACAATCCTACGCGATTAATGAACAAGGACTTCGAATATTTTGAATTTATTTATAAACTTTTAAGACAGAAATAATGTTAACAGCAGTTAGAAAAGAAGACAGTCTTCGCGTTGTTATTGACGGCGCGACCATAATATTACCCGAACCGCTTTCATTCCTGAAGGCGGCCTTCGAAGACTTCGCGCCGCATACCAGCGAAGGCGAACCTGAAGCTTTATTTTATTACCAATTCGTCGAACCTTTAGGCTTTGTTTTAACGCAATACGCGCCGCCTGTAGACGACCCGAAAACAGTTTATTAAATGGCCTTTAACTTCCAAGCTAAAATTCAAGAATTACAGCGGACAAGACAGTATTTACCGATTTTAGTCGGGAACCAAGCCAAGAACCACTTTTTAAGGGGTTTCAGGAACGGCGGCTTTACGGACGCGACGCTTGAACCGTGGGCGGCAAGGAAAAAAGCTGACAAGAACCCAAAGCCGCGCGCTATTTTAGTCAAAACCGGCCATTTGCGCGGTTCAATTCGCGTGAAGGTGGCTACATTCCAAAAAATAGAAATAGGCGCTTACGGGATTCCTTACGCGGTTTATCATAACCAAGGCGTCGGCAAAATGCCAAAAAGAAAGTTTATAGGCGAAAGCAAGACCTTAAACCGGAATATAAGAGCGTTAATAAATAGAGAATTTATAAAAATATTAAGATGAACCCAAAACTTCAATTATTCGACGCGCTGGCCTTAATGGTAGCCGAAAAATTACCGGAAATTAAAACCTTCAGGCTGTTCAATAATCAATTCGAAAAAGAAGGCGTCGAAAAGGCCTTTGCTTTTCCGGCTGTCTTCGTTGAATTCGTTTCGACAGAATACACCAGCCAAAGCGAAAGCCGACAGCTTGGCGAAACTATGATTCGTTTTTACTTGGGTTTTTCTTCATTAAAGACAGAAGACAGACGCGTTTTCGAGGTCGCTAATAACTTGAATTTTTGGCTTCAGAACTTCAGCGTCGAAAACTTAACGACGCCGCTAGACCGCAAGCGCGAAGTTCAGGACGTGAACCACGACAGCGTAATAGTTTGGCAAATGGAATATAGTACTTTGATTGTCGACAATACGGCGAACAGAAGAAACAAACAAACGCTTCTAACGTTCGTACCGGAACTAGAAATTAAGACCGAACCCGAAGGTTATTTTTTAAAGCCTTCATAGTAGAACACAAAAAAAAACGCCTTCAATTAAGAGGGCGTTTTTCGGTCAATGAACAACTAAATCAACAACAAAATAAGGAGAACACCAAATATAGTATTATTTAACTACTTTCAAAGATTTTTCTTTCAATAATTTTTCGTTCGTTAAAGCTTCTAAATTTACGGCGTCGGCTTCTTTTGCTTCGGCGGCTTTTTGGTCAAAATTACGTTCGCCGTATTTCTTTAAATAGTCATTATGTGACTTAATTTCGCCGGCTGTCTTGGTTTCTAGCGTAAACCCGTTAGGTTTCCATTTTACTTTTAAAATGACCCAACCGTTAACGCTATAAACTTGGCTTTTAAAACGGGCGTCGCGCTTTGATTCCGTCGCGAATGATTGCATTCTTACGCGGCCGCTTAAAATGTCTTCAGGATTGAAGCCGTTTCGCTTCAGTTCGCATTTTAAAGCGTGGTTAATGACCTTTAGGCCGTTTTGAACGAACGAAATAGCTTGCTGTTCTAGTGAAATGAGTTCGGCGTAATTCTTTTCGGCTTTGCGAAAATTTGAGACTTGAAACGCTGGCGCTATTCCGAAGCGCGCTAATAGTGAATTGATTGAATTTTTCATTCTTTTTTTTGTTTTGCGAAGTCTTTCCAAATTGTTTCTTCAGACAAAAAAAGGCGTTTGGCAAGGTCGCGAACGACGTCCGTAGTATTCAGGCTTTTATGTCGGCTGTTGACTTGCGTTTTAACGTACTTTTCGCGGTCTTCTAAGGTCTTTTGGTTCTTCTTCATTAGGTTATTACTGTAAAGACAAATTAAAAGCTTTAAAACGAATAAAACAAGAATTTAATTACATTAATATTGTGATATGAAGCACAATTATATAAATAATTACGAACGCGGCTCGGATACGGCCGAAATGTTCATTTACAAAGAAATTTCAGGCGAAGGCGTGAACGGCGCTCACTTCGCCGAAGAAATGCGTTGGCTTGCTTCTAACGGCGTTAAAACTATCGAAATTAAATTTAATTCAGTAGGCGGCGACGTGATACACGCGCAAAGCATAGTTTCTGAAATAATCGACGCGCCGAAAAAAGGCGTTACGATTAAGGGGTTTTTAAATGGCCTTGGCGCTTCGTCAGCTGGCGTTATATGGCTTTCGATTGAAGAAAAGAACAGATACGCCAAAGATTACGCGCGTTTAATGATTCACGGCGTCAGCTTTAAAGACGAACGAAACGCTTCAGAGAACGACCGCAATAGTTTAGCACAATTCAAAGCGACGTTAATACAGATTTTAACCAACAGAACCGGAAAAAAAGAACGCTTTTTTGAAGAACTTTTTTCAAACGATAAAGACAATTGGTTTACAACTGAAGAAATGGTAAAAGCTGGCCTTTTGGCGGCTGGTAACGTAGAAAATACAAGCGTTAAGATAAACGTAACACAAAGAGAACAAACGGCCGGCGTCGCGGTTGTTTATAATATGATAAATTCGACGGTAAACAGTATTAATAAAAACACGATTAAAATGAAAACAATTATCGCAAGGTTAAATTTGCAAGAAGGCGTTTCCGAAGAAGTGATTGACAAAGCCGTAGAAACTATCCAAAACAGTTTAGTGACAGCGTCGACGTTAGCCGGAAACCAAGCTTCGAAAATTGCTGAACTTGAAAACAAGATTTCAGAACAAAAAACGGCCTTAGACGAGGTAAACAAAACGGCGACTATTGCGTTCGTCGAAAACTGTATTAAAGACGGTAAAATTGACCCTTCGAAAAAAGACGAAGTTATTGCTTCAGCTGAAAAAGACCTTCAAGGCTTCGTAAATCTTATGTCAATGGTAAATGTTAAGTCGGTCGACATTCGTAACGCTTTCAAAGGCGACCAAGGCCAAGCGGCACCAGCTACAGAAACAAGAACTTTCAGACAATTAGAACGCGAAGCGCCACAAGTGCTTAACGCTTTAAAATCGACTGACAAGCCGGCTTTCGTAGCGCTTTACAATGCAGAATACAAAACCAACAAAACTGAAGCTGATTTTCAATAATTAGCCAAGGTAAAAACCTTTAAAATTAAATAAAATGAAAAATAGAATTTCCCTTTTACGCGTTTCAATTAACTTGCTTTTAGCTTGTATTATTGGAATGGTTTTTAGTTCCGCTTTTGTCGGTGCTGGCGTTTTCCTTTTAGGAACAGGCGTGCAAATATTATTCAAGAAGTCGTTCACGGCTGGAAGTTTAGCCTTCGCGCTACAAACTGAAGTTTGGGTTGCTGACATTCAAGAAAAACTTTACTACGGTAACGAATTCTTGTTTTTGGCTCAAGACCATTCACAATTCATTGAGAACAAAACGGTTCACGTTCCCCAAGCTGGAAATTCGCCGAATGTAGTTAAGAACAGAGCCGCGGTAAATACTGACCCTATACAAAGAACAGATTCCGAAATTACTTACGATTTAGATAACTATACTACTGACCCGATTTTAGTTAAAAGTATTGAAGACTTACAAGTTTCTTACGCGAAACGTCAGTCTGTTTTGTCTTCTCACATTGCGACATTAAGCGACACTATCGCTACGTCTACGCTTCAGAAATGGGCGGTTACTGTTTCAGCTACGCACGTATTGAGAACAACCGGAGCGAACACCGGAACGTTACCAAACGCGACAGCTACAGGAACACGTTTTAAAACGACAAAAGAAGACATTGCGCGCGCTTCGGCTAGAATGGATTTAGACAAAGTACCTTCACAAGAAAGATACTTGGTTATGCCGGCGGCTATGTTCTACGACTTATTTACTGATAGCGATTTAGTTCGCTCACGTGCTACGGTTTCCGCTGATATGTTAGCGAAGGGCGTTATTGCTGAACTATTCGGCTTTAATATCATTAAACGCGGCGAGGTTGTAAAATATACGTCAGCTGGTACGAATACGCTTATAGCTTCAGGAACGGCCGACGCGGCTACTGATTGCGCCGGTGCTGTTGGGTTTAGCCGTTTTATGACGTCTCAAGCTTTGGGCGCTATTAGAGTTTATGCGAACGAAGGCGACGCGCAAAAATACGGAGACGTTTTTAGCGCTGAAGTGAACCACGGAGCGCACTATTTAAGAACGAATAACGTAGGGCGCGTTTCTATTGCTCAAGGCGCCGGAATTTAATCCTAAGAGTAACAATATATTGAAAAAAGGCGACGAATGAACGTCGCCTTTTTTTTAACTTTTTTTAAAAAATATAAATTATGAACGATGTAATTTTTAACCGTGGCGAAGGCGGTCTTGGTCGCGCTTTAGCTGGCGAAGACCACGTTAGCGGCCTTTTAGCCTACTTATTAGCCGCTGACTTGCCAGCAAGTTTTTCTTCAGATTCTATAAAGGAAATTTATTCCATTGAAGAAGCCGAAGCGCTCGGAATAAACAACGAAACCGCGGCGCCTTCAGCTGTCAAAGCTTTGCATTACCAAATTAACGCTATTTTTGAAGCGAATAACCAAGCCGTTTTATACTTGGCTATCTATACAAGAACGGGAATAACAGCGCCGGACTATACGAAGGTTCTGAACGTTCAGCGCTTTGCTGAAGGTAAGATTCGCCAGCTTGGAGTTTTAGACGAAGAAGTTACTTTTGCCGGTTCTGTAGTGACTGTATTGCAAACGCAAGCCGACATTTTGGAAGCGGAACACAAGCCTTTGAGTATTGTTATAGCTGGTAAAATGTCAACTTTTGCAAATACTTCGACTTTGCCGGATTTACGCGCTTTAGACGCGAAAAACGTTTCTGTCGTTGTTGGTTCTGACGGTGCCGGTCTTGGTTCCAAAACTACAGCTTCAATTTTAGGCTTAACAATTGGGTTTTTATCGCTTGCAAAAGTGAACGAAAATGTCGGCTGGGTTGGGCGCTTTAATGTAGCGAAAAACGCTACGAACGAATTCGACGTTCCGGCGCTTTCAACAGACGGAACCCTTTTAAAAACCTTGGCCGCTGGTGCTGTTCAGACTATAAGCGACAAAGGTTATATTTTTATCAAAAAGCACGTAGGAACAGCCGGAACGTATTTTAATGATACGCCAACAGCCACGGCCGTAACGTCGGACTACGCTTTTATTGAGAATAACAGAACGATAGACAAAGCTGTTCGAGTATGTAGAACGTTTCTTTTGCCAAGTATTAACGCGCCTTTGTACGTTGAGACAGACGGAAAACTTACCGAAGACACGATTGCAAGCTTCAGAAATGACGCGCGCCGCGGTCTTGAAACGATGCAAAAAGACGGCGAAATTTCAGCTTTTGAAGTGGTTATTAATCCAGCGCAAGACGTGCTAAGTTCGTCGAAAATCGTTCTTACATTAAAAATCATTCCTGTAGGAGTTGCAAGAAAAATCGAAGTAAATATTGGCTTTGCCGTTAAAATATCTTAATTATGAAAAACATACCATTAATAAACGGACGCGCTTATTCTTTTGTCGACGTAGTCGTTAAAATTGCCGGCGTTGTAGCGCCTTCAGTAATGAAAATCGATTATACTGAAGACCAAGAAAAGAAAAACAATTTCGGAACCGGAGAACGTCCGACGTCACGCGGTAAAGGCAAAATCGAAGCGAAGGCTTCAATTGATTTATCAATGAACGACGTCGAAGCAATTCGAGACGTAGCGCCTGACGGTTCGCTGTTAAATTTACCGCCTTTTGACATTGAAGTTCATTTTTTGAACGCTCAAAAAGTAGTAACGCACGTAATTAAAAATTGCGAATTCGTGAACGACGGAGTTTCGGCCGGATTAGACGACCAAGACATTAAATTTTCATTTAATTTAATTCCGTCACATATCTTATATAGATAAAAAAATTGTCGTATTTTTAGCAAAAATTAACACTAAAAAGGCTAAAAAAATGACTAAAGTTAGTACAAAAATAAGATACGAAATTGAGATTGAAGGCGCGGTTGCAAAACTAGCGCCTTTGTCGTTTCACGTTGCTGAAGCTTGTCTTGGTTTTACGTTCCGACAATTCCCTAAAATGATAGCGGCCGGCGAAATTTTGATTAATTCGCTTTTCGTTTCCGGCGACAAAAAGTTTACAACAGACAAGAACAGCGCCTTTTTTACGCGCGCGTGCCTTGAAGCTTACAAAATTATTGAATTGCTATCTTACGAAATTGAAGGCGATGCAATAACAGTCGAAACCGAAGGCAAAAAATATACTTGCAAGCTTAAAAAAGACATTGATAGAAACGTTTTGGAAGACGCGCTTGGTCTTATACGACCGAACGGCGGTAACCCGTTCCCGTTGACAGCTGGAAAAATGATTCTTGAAAACTGTTGGCTGGAAGGCGACGAAGAAATTAAAACGAACCCTGAATTATTGGTTCCGGCCTGTTTGGCGTCTTACTATAGAATTGAAGCAAAAGAAACAAGCCTAAAAAAGCTTTAAGTCGTTTCGCGATTCCTGAACACGAAAACGACGACAGTTTTGAAGTCAGGAAAATAGGCGCTTTAATTCGGTACTACTTTAAAGAAGACCCGAACGCGTTAAACGACGAAGACTTTGCGAAGCGCTGGAATGACTTAAAATTTGCATTACATTTTGAAAGCCAAAGAAAATCTATTTTTTAATTATATTTTATTATGAGTAATAATACAGAAACTTATACTATTCGACTGAACGACGTTAATTTTATGGCCGGTATGCGACGCGCACAAGAAGAAGCCGGACAAACTACGCGCCGCGTTTCCGGTATCGGTGGCGCTATGCGAATGGTCGGCGGTATTATGGCCGGTTTTTCTATTTACCAGCTTGGTAGTTCTGTTGTTGATACGCTTTCGAAGTTTGAAAAATTTGAAGCTGTTTTGACGAATACCTTCGGCGACAATTCAACAGCGAAAAAGTCCTTGGCCGAAATAACACAATTCGCAAAAGAAACGCCTTTTCAGGTCGACGAATTGGCGAACGCTTACGTAAAATTAGCCAATAGAGGTATAGCGCCGACTATGGACGAAATGCGAAAAATGGGCGACGTCGCAAGTTCTACGGGCAAAGGTTTTGACCAGCTGGCCGAAGCTGTTCTTGACGCGTCGACAGGCGAATTCGAACGTCTAAAAGAATACGGAATTACAGCCAAGAAAAGCGGCGATAAAGTAGCTTTTTCGTTTAAAGGAGTTACGACGCAAGTCGGGTTTTCCGATAAAGCAATAGTAAGCTATATTCAGGGTTTAGGTAATATGAACGGGGTTCTTGGAGCGTCGGACGCTATTATGGGAACCACGGGCGGCCGAATTTCGAATTTAGGCGACAGCTTAACAGCTTTATATTTGGTTATAGGTCAAAATTTAGCGCCAGCTATAGCCGGAACTATTTCGGCTTTGCAAACAGCTATTTCGTCGATTTCCGGCTTCGTTACCTTTATAACTTCAGGAACTACAGGCGCGAAGGCTTTCGCTGTTGGCGTGGCTGTTCTTGGCGGTGCCTTGCTGGCTTACGGGGTTATTACTACGGCTTTAAGTATTAAAACAGCGGCCTTGGCTGTTCAACAATGGTACTTAAACGTAGCTATGACCGCGAACCCTATCGGGGTCGTAGTTGTCGCGCTTGGTGCCTTGGTGGCCGGTATTGTCGTAGCATATAACCAATTCGATACGTTTCGCGCTGTTGTCGACGGCGCTTGGTCTTCAATTCAAGTAATGGCGTCGAATATAAAGACCACTTTTTTAAATATTCCCGAATTAATTATTAAAGCTTTTACACAAATACCGACAGCTTTAATGTCAGCTTTTTCGGGCGTTGGAAAAATTATTTCGGCGCTTCTTTCAGGAGATTTAAAAGCCATTCCGTCGCTTATGGCCGATTTAGGAAAAGACATTTTAAAAGGGAACCCTTTAACCGGTTTCGCTGTTAATATGGCCGAAAGCGTAACCAAGGGGTCAGGCGCGGCGTTTACGAACGCTTACGACAATACAATGACCCAAGCCGAAAAAGACAAAGCGGCCAAAGGTAAGGCCGCCGGTTCCAAGCTTGACGTTCCAGCGGCCGGAACCGGTGCCGGAGCGAAAGCGAAAGGCGTTGACGCTGGAATTTCAGAAGTTCGTTCTTCAGCGCCAAAGAATTTCTATATTTCTATTGGAAACTTAGTAAAAGACTTGAACATAAATACGACCAATTTAAACGCCGGTTCGGCGAAACTTAAAGAAGAAATAACAAAAGTATTATTAACAGCTGTTAACGATATGCAAATAATTAGCCAATAATGAAACAATTATTTTCTTTTGACGAACTTTTAATTAATGTAAAAGGCCGCGCGGCTTCAGAATTAAAAACAGCTGTTTACCGTGATAGTTTAGCGACAGAAACCGAAGACTTCGACAAGCGCTCGTTATTCGGTACGCCTGTTTATTCAAACTTAGAGATTCCAGCCGGACAATATACCGACTTAGACGGTAACGTTATAAACTACGACGGCGTTCGTTTAGATACTGTTCTTTTTGACGTATCACAAGAACGAAACATTATTCGAACAGCTGTCAGCGGCAAGGCTGGAACTATAAAACAGTTTATTGCGGACGGCGATTATATTATTAATGTTCAAGGCCTTATTTCAGGCGAAAGTTTTAAAACGAATTCCGGCTTCGGCGTTCAGGCCGTTACAGGGGTTCCCGAAGAAGAAGTTCGAAAAATTAAAATAATATGTTCCATTCCCAAAGAAATAGAAGTAATTTCTTCGTTTTTAGACCTTTTTGACATTACGACTGTCGTTATAACAGCGCCAATTTTCGCCGAAAAAGAAGGCTATAGAAACGAAATATTCTTTTCTTGTTCAATGATTTCCGATAAACCGATAGAGTTAAAATAGTATGTTACGACCTTGGATAAAAATTAAAATAGGCGAAGAAACGCTTTCGTATGTCACGACAGGCGAAATTTCTTCGACGTGGAAAAAATTTACTGATACGGCTGTTTTGACCATACCAAAAAAAGCTATAAAAGACGGTAAAACCATTTATATAAGTAACGCGAACGTCTTTAAAAAAGGCCAATTCGCGACTATTTCAATAGGTTATTTTCCGAAAATGGAAGTCGTTTTTCAGGGTTATTTGACTAAAATAATACCGGCCGAAAACGTGACGCTTGAATTCGAAGACCCTTCTTGGATTCTAAAACAAACGAATTTAACAGTTTCGTATAAAAAAATAACGCTTGAAGGCCTGTTAAAAAATTGCCTTGAATTGGCTATTTCAAAGGCTTCGCCTGATATTAAAAAGGCCTTAAAAATGATCAAAATTAACGCTGTAGGAGCCGAATTTTTCGCTTTCAGGCTTACGAATGTCAATATAGTACAAGTTTTAGACGAATTAAAAAGTACTTACGCGCTGACTTCGTTCTTCAGGAACCAAACGCTTAACGTCGGTTTGGCCTATAACGGCGGCGGCAAAAAGCACGTTTTCGAATTCGAAGAAAATATTATTTCCAACGACTTAGAATATAGGTCTGAAGCTGACGTTCGTATTAAAGTTAAAGTCGTTTCAATGCTGGAAAATAACAACAAAATAGAAGTCGAAGTTGGCGACAGCGACGGCGAACAGCGAACCATTTTCGCCTATAACGTGACCAGCGAAAAGGAACTAAAAGCTATAGGAGAACGCGAAAAGGAGCGCCTGAAGTACGAAGGTTTTTTTGGAACCCTTACGACGTTTATTTTCGACTTAGTTCGCCACGGCGACGAAATAGAACTAATAAACAAAAAACAGCCGGAGCAAAACGGTATTTATTACGCTGAAGAAGTAAGACCGACTTTCGGCGTCGACGGCTATTTTCAAACTATAACGCTGGGCGTTAAAATAAGCGCTAAATAATGGAAATACAGGACTTAATAAAACAAATGACCCAAAGCAAAGAAGAAATTTATTCTGTCCTTTGTTCTGTCGTTGAAATTGACCAAGAAACGCGAACCATTCACGCCAAGCCGTTAAACGGTTCGGCCGAAATATTCGACGTAAGGCTTCAAACTATGCTTTCGGGCGTGCTGGGGTTGGTTATTTGGCCAAAAATCAATTCGAACGTAATAGTTAGCTTCGTTTCAAAAGAAGTCGCTTATATCGCTTTAAATAGCGAAATAGAGAAGACCGAATTGAAAATTGGCGAAATGACGTTTTTTGTCGATGCTAATAACACGAATTTAGCTGTCGAAAATGTACTTATTGACAGCACGAACGCGACCCTGAACAGCGATAACGTGAACGTGAACGCCACGAACACAAAATTCGCGACGACCAGCTTCGAAGTAGAAGGCGAAACTTTCAAAGTGACCGGAACCGTCGCCGACATAATGGCCGCGGCTATAAAGCTGACCGGAGCCGTAACAATTCAAGGCGCGACCACTATAACGGGCGCTGTCGCTGTCGCCGGTTCTGTAGCCTTAAACGGTGGCGCGAACGGTGGCGTTCCCAAAGGCGCGGCCTTAGTTACTGAATTTAACAAGCTAAAAGAAGACTTCGCTGACCTGAAGGCAAGGTTCAACAGCTGGACGCCTGTAAACGGCGACGGCGGCGCGGCGTTAAAAACAAAGCTTGCGACTTGGGCGCCAAGAACAAACGCGTTAACACAAAACGAAATAAGTAATTCCGAAAACACTCACTAAATGGAAACCGCAAAAGACATTAAATTTATCGAAGACATAGTTATTGTAAACGGCGACTTTCAGCTTTTCGAAAGCGACGACACCCACATTGAAAACATTTTAAAAGCGAACAAAGGCTTCTTTTTTGAAACGCCTTTGATTGGCGTCGGTATTATAAACGAATTAAAAGGTTCTAAATCCAGCCAAGAACTAAAACAAGATATTCGCCGTCAGCTTGTTTATGATAACTTCGGCGTTCAAAAAATAGAACTTACGCCTGTCGGAATTAACATAATTGCAAAAAGACTGAAATAATGAAAGTAAAAATTAAAGAAAATCAAAGCGTTTTAGACGTAGTTTGTCAGGCCTTTGGAACCGCTGAAGCCGCTTTCGCTTTTGCCTTGCTCAATGGCTTGTCAGTCAGCGACGAAATACATTCGAACGACATATTCGAACTACCTTCAAACAGCTTAAATAAAAATGAAATTTCGTCGTATTTTTCCGAAAAAAATACAGAACTTGCAACAGGTTTCCCACTTGTAGAGGTCGCCGACTACGGAATTGGCGATATGATTATAGAAAATAACTTTATAGTAAGATAAAATGAAAAAATCAATTTCGATTTTAAAGAATTACTTCAAGACCGGCGACAAGCCGACACAACAGCAATTTTATGACTTCTTAGAAAGCTTTGTTCACTTAGATAGCACAATCTTAGCGGCACAAGTCGAAGGCCTTGAAACGGCGCTTCAAACGCTTCAGGCGCTCGGAATTAACGATATTGTAGGACTTCAAACAGCTTTAGCCGACTTAAATACGGCCATAACTACGTTAGAAGTCGCCGACGTTTCCGGTCTTCAGGATATTCTTAACGCTTTAGCTGTCGTAAGTATTGGCGACGTTACAGGACTTCAGGACGCGTTAAACGCTTTAGCTGTCGTAAGTATTGGCGACGTTACAGGACTTCAGGACGAATTAAATAACAAAGTTACAGCGGCGACCGGTTTTGGTCTGTCAGAAAATAATTTTTCGACGAATTACGTAAACATAATTTCAGGCCTTACAGCTTCAGTAACGGCGTTAACTTACGAAACCATTATAACCGAAGCGACAGCGACAAAAACGCTGGCTTTAACCGACGTAAACAAACGAATTATGTTCACGGGCGCGACGCTTAACACGGTTACTATTCCGTTAGACGCGGCGGTTGCTTGGTATTCAGGAACCAAAATAAAAGGAACTGTTCAGGGTGCCGGTGCTGTCACTATAGCCGGAACCGGAATAACTTTTGTTGGAAATACTTTTACATTTGCCAAAGGCGAAAGCTTTATTTTGACGAATACAGGCTTAGACCTTTGGACTGTAGAGGGGAACGCGGCGGCGGTAAGCGCGAACATAGTCAAAACGCTTTACGTAGATGCAATCAACGGAAACGACACGACCGGACAAGTAGGGAATATTTTTAAACCTTATAAAACGATTGACGCTCTTATGCCTTTTTTCGGTTATGTTAATCTTGACCTTAATGAATATATAGTTGAATTATTAACCGCTGGAACATACTTCGTTAACCTATCGTTTCCGCTATACACAAGAGTGACATTAAATAGTGTAAAAGCAACAAACATAAGTTTTATAAACAATCCGAATACTACAATTTTACAAGGCGCGTCCGGAAACAATATGTTCAACGTTATTACACCAAACGGAACGATAACTTTTAGCAACACCGTAAATCAGTCGATTGGCGCAGAATATTCAAAAATAATAGTAGATGTTTTTATTGGAAATTCACCAACACCAACCGGAGTTCTGTTTGGTGGCATGGGTTATTTGTTTTTTGAAGCGCGAGAAACGACATTGAAAAAGGGGTTGGCAACGCCTTCCGGCTCCGGATATATAGATTATAAAAGCAAAAAAACAATAGTAAACGCTTCAAACATTTTGGTAGCTACTGCGACCGGAAACAATTTGAGTACTGTTGATTATGGGGATATTTCGGGGACGGGCAGTATTATATTAGGAGGTTTTAGCGGAGAATGTTATGTAAGTAATATAAGCACTACCGAGGTAAATATAATAACTAATAATCTTTCAAACGTTATTATAAAATTCAAGGACACTATCATTACGGGAGGAGGAATAAAAATGAGTGCTGGTTGGAGTTTTGGAAAAGTTACTTTAACGGGGGTTATACAATCGCAATCTATCGGTTTAAAGAACGACTTTATGGCCGGAGGTACTTTGATATTAAAAGACTTTAGCCACGATTTTAAATCAAATAAAATTGAAATGTATGATTCGCATTTAATATTAGAAAACGCGAACATTAGGTTTGACGCAACACCTTTTGGCCTCGCTTCATCGAACACAAAAAAAATAACTTTTTACGGAACGAACTCTATTTTTTCAGTTACACCGCCGGCCGTTATGTTTACCGGAACAACTGCGACACCAATAGAAAAATATGGCTTTTTAAATACTAACATTCCAAGTTTAGCAACAAACGCAATTCTTACCAATAGAACGCCTTTAGAACACGGCGACAAGAATTTCACGTCTTACCCAAACACAAGAAACGACGGCGCGAACCCTACAAATAAAATTTTAGGAACAGACGCAAACGGTAATTTAAAAAGTTATTCAATGGCCTTAATGCCAGCGCCTTTTTTAAAGGTTTTAATACCGGATTCGACGCTTCCAAGCACGACGACAAACTTTAAATTAAAAGGCGCTTTTTTCACGCCTACAATGACGGTCGTAATTGGCGGCGCGACAATAAACTATATTACATTTATTTCAGACAATGAAGTTGACGTAAACGTGACAACGGGCGCCGCTGAAGGTTCTTTTCCTGTCACTTTGAATAACGGAATTTCAGCGACTTTTAATAATGCTTTATTTATTGTTTTAGGTACTGTTTATAGTCCGGCGGTTACGGATTGGATAAACATAGTTGAACCCGTTAATTTTGAAGCTAAAAATATGTTATTAAAAACGGCTTATTCAGCGGGTTCGGCAAGGTGGAACAAAAATTTAGACGTAACAAAAAACTTTAGAGTTTTATTTACAATGACTTTTTCCCCTTTAACTTCAACGGCTTCGCCTAATACTTTAGCCGGTAATGATATATTACTTATAAAGTCGGTTTTAAATGATGCTTTACTTTTTAAATTCAACAATTATCAAAATATTTATTTTGATTTATACCCACCTACAGGGGATAGAATTTCGGGTTTTGGTGGCGGTATTGGTGACACCTTTAGATTGGACTATATAAGCGGAATATTTTATTTTTATAGAAATAGTACTTTGATAACAAGTATAACGCAAAACCAAAATTTAACAAATAATGCCTATTTAGTTTTTTCCGTTCAAGCACAAGACATAAAAGACATTAAATATATTGAATTAGCCTAAAAAATAAAACTTATGAGCGCGCAAATAGTATTAAATTATTACTTGGAACAATACCAAACTTTAGGGAACACCTTAACAGATTTAAGTTTCGACAATATTTCATTCTTACAGGAACAAGAACCGGCCTACAACGAAGCCGGTCAAAAAGTTTCAAAAAGCTATTACAGCATTGAAGGCAAAGAAGCCGTAAGAATTGAATATTTAAGACTTTACGGAACCCACGAATTCGAAGGCGAAACTTTCGAAGGGGTCTTTTTAGGTCTTCAGAAAATAATTCATTTTTTGGATTGGAACGGCGAAATAGCCAGCACAAAGGCAAAACAAGCCTATTTGTTCAATTTGGAACCGGTTTACACCGACGCAATAGTTACCGGCTTTACAAGTCGAAAAATGCGCGATATACTTAACCAAGACAGTTATAACACACATATTTAAAATGTCAAGAACCTTACAAGAAATACAAGAAATAATTCTTCAAAAAAAAGCGGTTACGGCTTCGCTGTCGCCGCTTGAAGTATTGACCACAAGCGAACAAAACACGCTTTCGAACTTAACCAGCACGTCAAAGGTTTCAATTTGGCGCCTTTGGTCATACATTTGCGCGTTCTCAATTTGGACGCTGGAACAGATTTTCGACGCCTTCAGGGTTGAAATTCAAGAAATAATTTCCTTGAATAAAATCGGTTCTTTGTCTTGGTACCGTCAAAAAATGCTGGAATTCCAGCTTGGTTTTTCGCTGTCTGAAATGGGGGTTTATGACAATACGAACGCTATTCAGGCCGAAGTATTGGCCAGCTTAATAGTAAAACAAAGCGCTATTGAAGAACTTGACGGTAAGCTTAAAATAAAAGTAGCGACAGAAGACGAAAACGGCGACTTAATACCGCTTTCAGGGGTGCAAATGGCCGCATTCAAGAACTACGCCGAAGCGATAAAATACGCCGGTACTCGTTTAATACTCGTTTCGCGCGTTCCTGACGACTTTAAAACTGAATACGTTATTTACTATGACCCTTTAGTTTTAGACGCGTTCGGGTCACGTTTGGACGGTCAGAACAGCGAACCGGTACAAGACGCCGTTCGGTCATTTTTGCGAAACTTAGAATTCAACGGCGAAATAATACTTACTAAATTGACCGATTTTTTACAACTTATTGAAGGCGTAGAAGAACCGGTTCTTGTATCGGCTTCGGCGAAATACGGGTTATACCCTTACGCGGCCGTGAACGAATTCTATATTGCCGACGCCGGATATATGAAGCTGGACGAACTGAATACTAATTTTACCTTCGTAAGCCGTGGACTATAGCAAAACTTTTAACGTAGACTTCAGAAAATTGGCGCTTTTATTAACGCCGGTTTTTTGGCGTAAAAGCGTTTTCGTAGATTATATTTATACTTTTATAGAACCGGTTTCGCGCTTACATTTTGATTTTTTGAACTTCAGAACAAAAGAAATTTACAAAGTAATTCATAACGGTCAGGTCATACTTTTAGAAAAGGTTTTAAACGATACTTTTGACCCTGAAGAACGCCGAATTTTTATTTCAGAAGAACAGATTTTCGACGCGTTATATATCTATACTACAGACGAAAACAAGCCTGTTTTTTTAGGTACCGAATACTTGTACCCTACGCAAGCAGTTAACGTCATAAACGTCGACTTTATCGTTAATTTTCCTATTAAAATAAAACCTAATAATTCCGACGCTTTACTTAACTTTGAAAACAGAATTAAGGCGCTCACGAATTACTATAAATTAGCGTCTAAAAGATATAAAATACTATGGATATAATAAAATTATTTTCGGGCGGTTTTCCAATGACAACCGAAACGCTGGCTTTTCTACAAAACAGTTATTCAAAACCTATTGAAGCGCTGACCAATTTGACCGGCGACGGCGTAATTCTTGAAGGCGTTATAAGCGCCGCCGGAACGCTTTCGGCTGGCTTTATAGTCAAGAACAAAGAAGTTATTCCCTTTGTTTCTTCGGCTGTTGGTGCTACGGTTTACGTTCACGAAACGACCGTTCAAGTACCGTATAACGTCGACACGAATAACGACGGTTCGCTTGACTTGAAAGACGCCTATATTACGCGTTTCGCTTCTACGGCGGCGACTGTCGCCGGTTCTGTAGCTGTTTACAATTTCACTTTCGCCAGCCTTACGCGATTAGCACAAACGCGCCAGCCTATCGGGTCGGCTATTTTATGGTTCGACGCGGCAAACATTCCGAAATTTTATAGAGTAATGGACGGAACCGGCGGCACGGTAAACGGAGCGCCAGCCATTGACTTAAGAAATAAATTTATAAAAGCGGCTGGAAGTGAAAACTTGGCCGGAACTTCTGGCGGTTCAAGAACCAAAGTTTTAGCTGTCGCAAATTTACCTTCGCACACACATAGCTTTGTTATAAACGCTTTAAGCCGTCTTTTCGGAACCGGCGGCGCTCGTTCTGACGGCGGTAACGACTTTTTAAAAACAGTTGACACCGACGGAACCGGTTCGACAAAAACGTTCGCCGGTTCTACGGGAACCACGGGCGGCGGTGCCGGAACCGCTGAAGCGTTTAACAATGAACCAAGCTTTTACACGGCTGTTTGGATTCAATATATAGGCTTTTAATATGAACGAATTTATTTCTAAAAATTGGGAAGTTTTAGCCGGTTTAATCGGAACAAGTAGCTTGTTTTTTAGTGGTCTAAAGTTCAAAAGACAGAACGAAAAAACGACAGAACTTGAAAACCTTAAAACGGTTCGCGGTATCGAAAAAAGCCTTTTAGAAGATATGCGCGTTCAAATTGACGAACTCGTTAAATTAAACAATTATTTAAAAGGTATAGTCGAAATTCAGACCATACAAATAGCACAATACAGGACGCAATTCGGCGAACTAAATCTAAAAATAAAGGAAAATGAAAAATAAAATTATTGTAGTAGACGCCGGCCACGGTGGCGTAATTAAAGGAATACCACAAACGGCCGGAAAACGTTCGCCGGACTTCGGCAAAGGTATTTTATACGAAGGCGTAACGAACAGGCAAATAGCGCGAAAGTTTCTTTGTATGCTCAAAAACGCCGGTATTCCTTGCGTCGAATTGGTTCCTGAAGAAACTGACGTTTCGCTTGGCGAACGCGTCCGTAGGGTTAACAAAATAAAAGACGCTGTTCTTGTTAGCTTCCATTCGAACGCTGGGGTCGAAACGGCTTCAGGCTGGGAAATTTTCACTTCAGTAGGCAAGACAGCCGCCGACCCTATAGCCGAAGCTATACTTCAGGAAATGAAAAAAGAATTTCCAAAGGCGAAGTTCAGAACCGACAATTCAGACGGCGACGGCGACAAAGAAGAAAATTTTTACATACTTAAAAATTCAAATTGTCCGGCCGTTTTAATAGAGAATTTTTTTATGACCAACAAAGAAGACTATTCGCTTTTATTGTCTGAAGCCGGCCAAAATAAGATTTCGAAGGCTGTTTTTGAAGCCGTTAAAAATCTTCGTAAATGAAAAACTTCTTTAAGATTTACCGTATTTATATAATGCTTTTTGTGTTTTTGTGGGTCGGTATTGGAATAATGCAATATTTTGTTATTTCGCCGATTAGGCAAGACAACAAAAGGCACAAAGAAGAAATTAAAAGGCTTGAAACTGAAAACGGATTTATTACGCTTTCGTTAAACAAGAATGAAGCGCTTATAAAAGTGCAAATAAAAAAAATTGAACAGCTTGAAGCGCTTGAAGCCTACTATAAAAAAAAAGCTTCAGAAACAGTTATAAAATATGAAAAAGAAAAAACTTCTTATGTTCGCCGTACTGTTGCTGAACGTCGCCGCATATTCGCAAAGCTTGCCAGCGAATGACAGTATAAAAATAGCCGTTCGCGATATGGATAACGCAACTATTAAAATGATTGAAGGCAAACAGGCGAAAGCTGAACTTCGGTTTATTTCGGCCGCGCTTTCAGCTTGCGACACTATAAAACAGCGTCAAAAAGTAGTTATAGGCCTTTACGAAACGAATTCAGTCGGTTTAAAGACGCAAAACCTGAACTTGGTAAAGATATCCGACGACTTGAAAATAATAGCTAAGAACGAAAAAAGCGCCGGTTTAAGGCGCGGTTTCTTCGGTTTCTTAAAAGGTTTCGCCGTGGGGGTCGTTGTTACTTCGGCGGTTTTGTTATTAAATTAAAGCATAATAACAAGTTCGAATTCTGAAACCAACAAAGCCAAGGCTTCGTTTTTAGCTTTCAAATAGTTGTATTTTTCAGCTTGCGTTAAAGGCTTAGTTTTAGGCGGCTTTTTAAGCGTTTTCGGGTCTATCATAATTTTTGTATATAATATAACCGCGCCGAAGTTTTGAAGCTTTAGGCGCGGTTTTTTAAGGTTATTCAGAAACGTTTTCTTCAATTTCTATTTTAAGCGAACCGTCTTCGCGGTCGACCAATTCTACAAATAACTCTATACCTTCAGATTTAGACCAAGTTTTTACTTTTTCGAAGTTTTCTTTGTCAATAAGCGAAGCGTCAATTTTCAGAATTTTAACTTCATTCAGAAGCGAAGCGCCAATTTTCAAACCGGCGATTAATTGCGCGGCGGTATTTATTTGGGTTCTGTCGAACGGCAACGCGTTAAAAAGAAAACATTCGTTTTCTATATCATAAGACAGGCCTTCAATATTGATTTTTTCGGAAATTATAACCGCTTTTCTGTCCTTGCTTTCGGTTATTCCGTCCGTCGCTTCTTGAATGGCTTCTTGTAGCTTTTCAATGGCTTCGTCGGCTTCTTTGTAGCCTTTGGCTTCGAATATTGAAGCGTTTATTTTCTCGCTGTTCTTGAAGTCGTTTTCAAGGCCAGCCAGCACGTCAGACGGTACCGGTTTATTTCCGGCTTCGTCCAGCCAAGTATAAGCGCCTTTTACTTCAGCTTCAATTTTATCGAATTCGGCCTTCAGTACTTTAATTCGCTGTTCGCGGTCAGCTATTCCGTCGGTCACTTTTTGCCAATTTTCAGCTTTTACGCGTTCGACTTCTCTTAATTTGGTTATTTTTTCGGCCAATTCCACGACGTTGACAAGCGGCTTTTCGGCTTCTTCAGGCTGGAAAAAGCCGGCCTTGGCTTGAAGTTCGACAAGCTTCTTTTTATCAAATTTGCGGCTGTCGCTGTTTTCTTCAATTTGTTGGTCTAATTCGTAAACGTCGACGCCGGTAATTTTACAAAAATATTCGACTTGCTTCGCGTCTGACATTTTGAAGAAGTCGTTAACGTTAAAGTCTATAACGCCTATACGTTCGTTTAACCACGTTCGCGGCGCTTTTACGAACTTGTCTTTTTCGTCGACAGCGTTCAGGTTCTCAATTTCAAAAGAAACCGGAGTTTTACCGGTAGCCAATTTTGTACGAACAATGAAACCGTCGGCAAGTTCTACTTCGATAAGGCCTTTTTTGGCGCCTGTCGTGACCGGTTTCGGCGGTATGTTCTTACCGGTAAGCGCAAGCCAAACAGCGTCTATAAACGAAGTTTTGCCGCTGGCGTTCTTGCCTGTAAGATAAACGTCGTTTCCTAAAACTTCGCCTTCGTAAGCCTTAAGGCCTTTAAAATTCTGAATTTTGATTCTCTTAATTTGTGTTTCGTTTGACATTTTTTTTGATTTATTGAGGTTAAAGAAAAAAGGCGCGGCCATTGAACCGCGCCTTATATTATTTTAATAATGGCCTAAAATGGAAGCGCTTTTTTGATTATGTCGCCGCCGCCGATAGGGTTAAGAATATAACCGGCCGGAATTTCGTCGCCTTGAACCCAATTTTCAGGGGTTACGACCTTCGCGTTCGTGGCCGCTGGCGTCGCGTTTGGGTTCTGACCGTCGGCCGCTGTCGCTTTGCCTATAAACGGATTACCGCCGGAAACGAAAAGCTGTTTTAAATCAATGGGGTTGTCGGTATAAGCTTCAACGATAACGTCAGAAACGGCGCTTGGCGGTTCAGGACTTGTAAAATATTCGGTATCCATTCCCGAACCTTTTTTTGTAATTACTATGTCGTAATTTTTAGGGTGACCCCAAGCCGCCTTTTCAGATAATGCGATTAAATTCGCGATAATTCCGGCTTTGTCAAGTTCAAAAACTTCTATTTTTGCGGTCTTGTAATTCCAAACGATAAGACCCCAAGCGTGCTTAACGCTGTCGCTTTTTCCGTCGCCTTTTGGCGGCGTTGGTTGGTCTTTAAACCAAGCCGAACGCGTAGGCTTGCCGTCGCGCCATTCCAGCCACATAAGAACCGGAGAAGACAGGATTCGAAGCGTATTGTCGCCTGTTTCTAATTTTGTAAAACCGCCGCCGCTTGTTGGTTGCGCGTAACCTTCAGGAATAAATGAATTTGACATAATTTTGATATTTAATTGTTAATTGATTACTTTTTTGAGTTTTGAAGCGTTAAAACAAGTGCTTCCAGCTTTTCGGTAATGTCGGCGTCGGTCTGTCTTAATTGAAGAACGTTCGACATTAATGACCGCTTTTTTACGGTATCTAATTCAGGGAATTGAAAGACTAAAAGCGTAGTTATGCCGCTTTTAGGTAACAAAAGCTTCGCATTTATGACGCGAATTTTTAAACTGTGGTCAGTCGGCTGAAGCTTCTTTTCTTCGGCCGTGGGTTTTCTTGGAATTTTCATTTTTTTAGGATTTTATTTTAAACAGAAATTTACAGTAAGACCGCCGCGCAAACGAATAACCGTTTTTGTTAGGTCGGAATTTAAGGCGCGGTCAAAGTGACGAAGCGCCAAGTCAATAGGGTCTTTTGAGTTTTCCAATAATATAGCGTATTTTCCGGCGCCTATTAAAGACGTTTTTTTGTCGCCGTCAAAACGGTAACGAATAACGAAGTTTTGATTAATTGACTTAATAAGGCTTTGTTCAATGTGGCTAATTACTGACATAATGGGTTTTTTTCTCGTTGTTGTTGGGTGCAAAGATATAAATGTTTTTGACATTATAAAATTTTTTTGCAATTAATTTTTACATATATTTGCAGTCAACAAAATAAAACCTTTGTAATTATGACATCATTAGAAAAATTCTACAATGAACGCATAAAGGCGACCGACGGCCGTTTTCCAGCGTTTAACGAACTAAACGACGAAGCGAAGCAAGTTATTAGAAAATCGACAAGTTTCGCTTTTTACAAACTTGACAGGGATTTTGAAGCCTTAAAAACTAAAGCAAGAAATTTATTTAAGCTATGAATTTAAGACCATACCAAACCGAAAGCAAGAACGGAATTCGCGCCAGCTTCAGCGCTGGGAATAAAGCCGTCGTTCTTTGTTCGCCTACGGGTTCCGGCAAGACCGTAACGTTCGCCGATATAGCGCGCGAAAGCGTGCTAAAAGGCTTCGTCGTTATGATAGCGGTCGACAGAACTGAACTGTTAGAACAGGCAAAAAACAAGCTTATTGAATACGGCCTTAGTCCGGCCATAATAACGGCCGGAAAATCAATGAAACGAAACGCCAGCTGTTATGTCGCTACGGTTCAAACCCTGAAGCGCCGCACGTTCCCCGAAATTGACCTTTTAATTATTGACGAAGCACACAAGCAAATTTTCGACCCTGTAGTTAAGCAATACAAAGAAGCTGGCGTTTTTATAATAGGCGCCACGGCTACGCCTGTAAGAAGCGGCAAAATGGGGCAACTAAGCGACGTATATGACGAAAAAGTTGAAACTATTACCATAAGCGAACTAATAAAAGAAGGTTTTCTTGTTCCGGCGGTAACTTACAGCGTGAAAACCGATACTTCAAAATTAGCCGTAAAAGGCGGCGACTACGATAATAAGCAAATGTTCGATATGTTCGACAAAAAGAAGCTATACGACGGCGTAGTTGAAAAATATAAGACATTCACGCCGAAGACTAAGGCTATTTGTTTTAATATAAACGTCGAACATTCCAAGAACGTGACGCGCGCCTTTAATGAAGCCGGAATTTCGGCCGTTCACGTCGACGGAACGACACCAAAGAAGAACCGCGAAGACATATTTCGCGCTTTTAAAGCTGGTCAATTCGCTGTTCTTTGCAACGTAGACATAGCGACGACAGGCTTCGACGAATGGACTATTGAAACCGTAATAGTTAACCGCGTGACTTTATCGCTGGCGTTATGGCTTCAAATGGGCGGCCGTGGTTCGCGAATTACGCCTTCGGGTCTTGTCGGCGTGGCTGGCGTGCTACAAAAGGAACATTTTAATTTGTTAGATATGGGCGGCAACGTTTACGCGCTTGGTTTTTGGGAAGAAGAACGCCTTTGGAACCTGACCCACAAAAAGAACGATAAAGCCGGAATAGCGCCTATAAAAGAATGTCCTGAAGATAGAGTTGACACCAATTTCAAAAGGGGTTGCGGCTGTCTTGTTCCAGCGCCGGCGCCTACTTGCAAACATTGCGGCTTTGTGTTCCCTAAAGAAGAAAAAAAACTTGCTGAAGGCGAATTCATAGAGGTACAAAACTATAACCTTTTGCCGCCTGAAATAGTTGGCCAAGCGTGGGGTTCTTTGTCACTTGAACAGCTGGAAACGGTCAGGACAATAAAAGGCTACAAATTAGGCTGGATTATTAAACAGATTGCAATAAATAAAGACCTTACTTTAATTGAATACGCGCGCTTCAGGGAATTTAAAGCGCCGGCGTATTGGGTCGAACGAATGGAAAAAATGTATAACTTAACACCTACAAAATAATGACAGATTTAAACAAATGTTCAGCGAATTGCGAAGCTTGCAAAGCGACGCCAGCAAACGACGAAAAAGGCCTTATTATTGAATTCTACGCTTCACACTACGCCGACAGCGAAAAGACCGAAAGCTTTTGCTGTTTGGTCGAAAAAGGTACTGAAGAAGGTTCTTGGTCAGGTCGTCAATGGTTCGGCCTAAAATACGCAACTTATAAACGTACTTGTCAAGGTAATAAAATAGTAGTTTCAGCGCCTTTGTGGCTGTTAGAACGTAAAGGAATTTTAAACTTAATAACTAAAATATAATGAAAATTTTAAACGAAGTGAAAATTGAAACGGTTCTTTTCTTAGACATTGAAACCGCGCCGAATTGGTTAACATTAGACCAAGCGCCTGAAGTAGTCCAAAACGAATGGATTTATAAATTCAAGTTCAGAAGCGAAGCGCCAGCCGAACCAAAAAAAGGCGAAGTTTACACCGATTACTTTGAATATTTCGCCGAACTATGGCAAAAAGAAGCCGGCCTTTACGCTGAATTTTCGCGCGTCGTTTGCGTTTCTGTCGGGTTTATGTATCAGGGTAATTTCTTAATGCGGTCATACTTCCAGCAAAACGAAGGCGAACTTCTACAAGCTTTCAAAGCTGACCTTTTAAGCTTTTGCGGTTCTGTAGCCTTGGCGAAACTTTGCGCTCACTACGGCAAAGGTTTTGACTATCCATTTTTAGCGAAAAGAATGTTAATAAATCGAATAGTTATACCGGCCATTTTAGACACCGCCGGACAAAAGCCTTGGGAAATTGCAAACTTAGACACTCACGAAATTTGGAAAATGGGCGGCACGAACAGCGCCGGCCTTCCGGCTATTTGTATGGCCTTCGGAATAGACACGCCGAAAGACGACTTGAACGGTTCCTTGGTAGCCAAAGCGTTTCACGACGGCCAGCTTCAGCGAATAGCTGACTATTGCGAAAAGGACGTTTTCGCGCTGTTAAACGTATTCAAGGCGTTCAGATTAGAAGAACCGGTTTCGGCCGTTAATATTGTAAAACATTAAAATTGCAAAAATACACACCACTTACAGAAGAACAAAAACACGACATAATTCAGCTTTTCAGATTTACAAAAGACAATACTTCGAAAGAAATAGCTTTAAAAATCGGTTGCGCTATTTCACAAGTTGACAAAGCCGTTAACGACCATTTATTTAAAAAGAACCCCGAACAAGACAGAAACCGAAAAAGAATTTATTAAGATGAACGAAATATATAAAAATGCAGTCGAAAACCAAGGCGAAAAAGGCGAACCGATATTTTTTGGCGAAATAAGGCTATTTAAAGCCACGAAAAAAGGTAATTCGATAAAGATTACCAAGACGTTCTTCAATGCTCGCAAAATGGTTTTTTCGGGTAAATTAGAGAACGTAAAGACTGACCGCTTGCTTCTTTTGTCTTGTCTGAATTCATTTTTTGACAAGAAAAAGGCCTTCGAAGAACGTAAAAGCGGCGTTTGGTTTATTGATTCCTTAACAGTTGAAAAATTCCTTGGATATGGTTTTAAGTCAAAGTAAAAAGGACGCCGGCCGGTTCTGTTGTGCTTACGCCTGTCAGAACGAACCAAGTAAAAAGCTGGGCGGCCTTTGTTTTAAACACTACGAACGCAAGCGCCGACAGAATGACCCTATCGGCGCGCGGTTCCAACAGTTCAGAACGAACGCCTTAAAAAGAAAAAAAGAATTTACTATAACACTATTAGAGTTTCGGAAATTTTGCCAAGTTACCGGCTATTGTATCAAAAAAGGCCGGCGCGGCCAAAATGCAACTATAGACCGATATTGTAACGCTCACGGTTACCACATTTGGAACATTCACTTAATGACCAATTCGGCGAACGCCAGCAAGGGCGCCGGTTTTCGTGGCGACGACTTCGAATGTCCTTTTTAGTGTAAAATTAATTTGCAAATTTATTTTAATAACTCGTTAATATTTTTATCTTTGCTGAAGTATTAACGACAAAAACACTATTAAAATGGAAAATTCAGCGGTTAAAATTGAAAATGTAATGCTTAAAAAGGTCAATGAAATAGCAAGAAACGAAACTTTCACGGCCATAAAAAAAGTAAATAAAGGGAATAATAGGCGCGTTCAGTTAGTAATGGCCGGCGACGAATTTAACGTTTGGATTTCGCCGACGACTTACAAGTTCTTTACCGACGACAATAACGGAACTTGGTATTCTTTTAAATAACAAATAATTAACCAAGCGCCTTCGGGCGCTTTTATACCTTAAAATTATGGCAACTAAAGCAAAATTGACAAACCACATTTCGAAAATATTGGCCGACGCTGGGCGGTCTTCAGACTACAATAACAGAAGCTTTTTCACGAAAAGCCTGAATTCAGTTTTAGACAAAGGCCTTGTAAAAATAGAAATTCAGCAAGTCGGTAAGATATGGCAAAACGCAAAAGTTGACCATAATTTTAATTTGATAATAACAGGCTTCGGACGTATCGCAAGAATTTATATTCAGGGCAAAATGGAACCGCGCGAAATTTTGCTTAAGGTCGGCGGATTCTTAAATAGCGAACACATAAAAAAGCAAATAGGTATTTCTTTAACTGTCGGTTGTTCTTGTGAGCGTTGTAACGGTAACGGTATTATTAAGCAATTCCATTACTATTGCGCTGGTATATGCTTTGAATGTTTCGGTTCCGGCCGTTCAATTACTACAAAAACAATATAAACTTAAACCGCGCCTTCGGGCGCTTTCAAAACCCCAAAAAATGAACAAACTTTTTATTAAATTCTACGACACTATTTCAAAATTCCTTTTCGGCGGCGTTAATTGTAATCCTAAAGGCTAAAACCCCAAATTATGAAAATACAAAATTTTACTTTCGACCAAATTAAGACCATTTTAGAGAAGACACGCGAAGCAATTTTCGACGTTCAAGGTCAGAACTTCGGCCAAGTCGACAATATTACTATTTACGTACCGGAATATTTTATTTTCGTTCTTCGTGAATTTCACGTTTCCACGGTTCGAAACGTCGTTTATGTCAGCGAATTGCCTTTTCACGAAAATGGAAGCTTTTACGGCGTTAAAAAAATGTTCCCTTCGCCATATAATCAAATAATAGTTTCGACCACTACAGCGCCACTAGAAAACCCTTCACTTACAAAAATTATACAACTATGAAAAATCAAAACACAAAGCCGGACTTGTTTAGTACTTGGCCGGTATTGGAACTGAAGAAAAGACTTTCATTCGAAAACAAACTTCGCCTTCTTTTTGGCGCGGCGGTTCTGACGGTCTTCGTTATGGCTGGCGTTTTTTACGTGGCCTATTTAATAGTTGAATTTATATGCTAAAATTTCAATTCTATCCAGCGCGCGTTAACTCAAAAAAGCCGCTTGGCGAAGTCACGCTTTTCGAATTCCTGAAGGCGAACCAAAACCCGAACGACCAAATTAAGACCGTTTTCGCGCAAATTGCACAAGCTGAAGCGGTCGGCGATATGAAGGCAAAGGCCGAATTAAAACAGTCGTTTTTATATTACTTTACGCCTTGCGTTTGGACGGACGGCCAAGGTCGCGGCTATAGCAATATTCTGACCTTTACCGGCCTGTTAGTTTTAGACTTCGACCATATCGAAAACGCTTCAGAATTCAAGTATTACCTTTTCAACGAATACGACTGTATTCTTGCCGGCTGGCTTTCGCCTTCCAAAAAAGGCGTTAAGTTCTTGGTTAAAATTCCGGTCGTTAGTTCTGTCGATGAATTCAAAACTTACTTTTATGGTATCGCTATTGAAATGGAAAAATACAAAGGTTTCGACGGTACCGGCCAAAACGCAATTTTGCCGCTTTTCCTATCTTATGACCCTGATTTATTATACAGGGAACAGCCGACGACTTGGAACCGCCGCGGTAAAATGATGAACGCCTTTGTAGTTTCAGCGGTTCCGGTCGTTCCGGT